CATCTTTTTCCTTATCTTCTCGTTCAATGAAACCATATCCTTTTTGTCCATTAAACCACTTAACTTTTCCTTTTAGTAATTCACTTGCCATTATTTCTTTTTACTTCCACCATTTCTCCAGATTTGAGTTCCTTTGATACCAAAAATACTTCCGACTACCAAAATCCAAAGTGAAGTGAACCAAGTTGGCAATGTTGAGAAATACTCAAAGAAAAGTTTTACTTTCTCCATTGCTGTCGGATCATCACTTATGACTGCCCACATTAAGACAATTATGGGAGCCGATAATATGACCAAGACGAATTCGTCTTTCCAGTCTGATTGTCGAGCTTCTAACAATTTGCCTTGGTAAGATTCCTCACCTCGGGCCATACGTTCTGCATGCAATAATTGTGCATCAGACATAGCTACTTTCGTTCTTTGTCTATTGGAATAAATCTTGGCTCCAGCTTTTAGAGCCATTCCGGCTAGATTAAACCACATATTAGCACCACTTAACTTTAGACTTTTTAGAGGCTAACATTCTTCTTTGACCGCCAACTTTGTTTTCAACGGGACCTCTAGGAATCTGAATTTCTTTTCCACCTTTTTGATAACCGTCTTTATTGGTGTCTAAAGAAATATTTCCTTTGTAAAAAGGTTCTTTATCTGTTTTTGCCATAGTTTTCTCCTTATATATTACTATACTATCTTCTAGGACCTTTCAAGGTCCTTACATCGCTACGTTTCATGAGATCGGAAGTTCTTTTAGCCGCATTAGCCATTCTTTGCTTCTCTAAAGACGTATCGGCTCTTAATTCCGCCAATTCTTCGTTTTGTTCAAGTTTATCATCAACAATATCTCTATTTTGAACTAATTTAGCTTTATCAATGTTAATTCTTGCTCCCATTTCCTCTTTTTTACGTTCATTTTCCATTGCCTTCAAATCAACCTCTCTAGATTTAATTTTTAGTAAAGGATCATGGTCAAATTGAGATGTAATTTTCTTTTCTTCTGACATGAATTCTTCCATCATTTCAGAGATCAAAACTGCTTTTCTTGCTTCCAGTTTCATCACAATTTGTTGTAATTGTTGTTGTGCTTGTGGATTTTGCATCGCTTGTTGCTGTAATTGTTGCAACATCGCTGTTTCTTGCTGAAATTCAATGTCCACTTGTTCTTGCGCCATCAAACCAATGTGTTCTAAAATATTTTTCTCTAAAGCACCCATCACCATGGGGTTGTTTCGAACTAAATTAGTCGCCATGAAGTAAAGATGCGATGTAATATGCGATCGATGATCTTGACCACGATAAGCTTGGAAAGGTTTCGACGCCATAGCATCAATATTTTCCAAAGCTGGATTTTTTGGTGCTGGCGGAGGGGGTGGAGGCAAAATTCTATCAATATCTTTGATTCCTAGAGCCTCATACATCTTACGATATGACTGATAAAGGTTGTGCATCTGTGGATTAGACATAGCAAGTTGTAATTCAGTCTGTGCAATTGTAATTCTTTGTGTTTGAGAGAAAATATTCGGGTCTGAAATCGGTAAAACATCAATTCTTTGATCAAAATCTTGTGCTTTAACTTCTCGTGAGCCTCCAACGACGTCATAAGGGTAAACAGGAGGTAAATATTGTGCAAAAACTTTAGAAAGCAACTCAAATTCTCTTTTTAGGGCTGCATACAGTCTTTTGTGAATGGCACTCATCACTCTGGAACCTCTTTCGAGTAAAGCTACTGTTGTACCAACAGCGGCTTGCTGATTTCCATCGCCCACTTGCATATCCGCGATCGAAGCAAATCGTTGACCTGCTTGAACCACAATTCCCATCAATTGTAAGAGGGTTTGAGACGGTTCTTTATAAGGTAAAAATTGAAAAGCATCTTTTAAATTGCCACCGGGAGCATCAACGTCTCTAAATTCTCCAGGTTGAATTGGAGCTGCGTCATCTCGGACTCTAACTCCTCTAACTTTAAAACCTGCCGGTAAATTGGAAAGGGTCCCTGCGTCCAGTAATTGACGGAGAGCGACCGTTGCGGTTCTGCTCAATCCGCCAATCATGTGAATCAATCCAAAACCATAAAACCCTAGTCCAGGCAGAAATTTGAAATGGACAAAATATTGGATTTTCTTTTTGGTTGGATCGTTGGGCGCAAAGTTCCTTCTGATTGATAACACTGTTCGAGTACCCTCGTCGATAGTGACTACATAAGGAAGCTTGATTCCAGTTGGAATACCATTTTGAGGATTCATGTCTTCGAATCCTTCTAAATCTAAATTAACGTGACATTCTAAAAGGGTATAAACATCTTCTTGACGGCCGACTTTTGTCGTACCCGCCAATGATTTTTGTTTTTCTTCAACGCGATCGCTAACGATAGGAGGTTTGGTTAATTCCACATCTCGATAAAATCCGGATACTTGTTGTTTTCTTAATTCGTTTTCTGACATCTTAACCAAGTGAATAATGGCTTCCGTGTCATCGAGAGACGTTGCCGAATAAGGAACGACTAGGTCGTCCGCTTGAACAAATTTGGAAACGGCTCTTTGAAGTAATGAATCATAATAAATTTTTTTAAAGGTAGATCCGGCTAATGGTAAATGAAATAACATCTGATCAAATTCAGCTTCGTATTCTTTCAGCTCGAACATGATCTGATAATTCATGAAATCTTTAACACGTTGTGATTGCTGTTCACGTTGAGGATCGCTACGACCAATCACTTGTGTTCTCACCGGCCCATCGGCTGGTAATAGTTCTTTGTAAGCTTGTGCTTGAAACTGAGTAACCGCTTCGGCTAACACAGGGTGGGTTGCTCCACTCGCGCCTTGAAACGGTTCGGTTTTAAGCGTACTTTTAAATCCTAAGAGATCGAGTCCCTTAATATAAGTTTGTTCCCATTCTTTTCTTGAATTTTTATAATCGGTATAATTGGCATGCATTTCTGAACCGAGTTTAGAAAGAATGCTGTTTTCTAAAGATTCAGCCAGGTTGGAAAAATGTCCATCGGGTTGTTTTCCATTCAACGCGGATCGTGGATCAAAATTAATTTCTACTCCACCATCGGGTAATTCTGTTTGTTCAATATCCGTGGTCACTTGATCTTCGACCAAGTTTACTTCGGTGTCCTCGCCAGTCACATCGGGCGTAGGTATTTCTGTGGGTTGTTTGACGACATTAGGTAATGTCTTATCGATTTCTGCCATTATCCAATTCTATGTTTTACTATATCATCTCCCGTGAGATAAGTCAATCCATGTGGTGTTGGACCTCGCTCTGGGGGTATTGTTGTTGTTAATTTAGGTGCGCTTTTAGGCTGCCATGCTTTTCCACCTTTAGCAAATTTCTTTTTCCATTGAAGCCCTAATCTCCAACGGTCATGATCATCTTTTACTCGTTCATCTAAATATTCATCATCCGCAGTGTATAATCGATCTTTAGTTCTATATTTATCATACTCTCCAGTAAGACTAAAACCTCCTGGAAGATCTAACATACCACTTATTCCTACATTATCACTCCAAGTTTTTTCCCGAGTATCAGGACCATACGGTTGTCCTTCTGTAAAACTACCACTAGCTCTAGGTTTTACAAAGTCGAGTAAACTTGGGCCAGAGTCGAGACCCGCTTCTGCTATTATTTCTTCTCTAGTTTTACCCCAATCATTCCCTTGACTAGCTCTAGGAGTTAAACCTAAAGGACCTAATTGAACAGGAGGCAAACCTACAGCACCGCCTTCGGCTTTTTTAACTGGCATTACAACATCCAACAAATCTACTAATTCTTCACTATAATGGCCGCCATAATCATCCGTAATAGAGCTATGATATTCAATCCTTTCTCTCTGAGTCATTTTTTTAGATTTTGCTAATAGTTTTTTATATTCATCACTGTTCTTACCAAACGTTTTTTTGTAGGACGCTAAAGCCTCGTCCACACCTCTACCACCTGCCTCATCCACATGTTTCAGTGTTACTTTATGGCCTGCTTTTTTTAAAGCGTCTGCTATGTATGATCCCTCTTCTAGGGGAATATCGTTAAAAATACCTTCATTATGTCCTGATCTATGTTTAGACCAACCGATCCTATCTCGCGGGGTTCCTTTAGTACCTGGGAACATCAGCTTCTCCATAGTTTTCGCAGCACTTTTTGATAAACTTTCAATATCAAGTATACCACCAAATTTAGCAGTGGCTACTGGACCCACGTCTCCCATTACATCACTATCATCAATAAACGTTTTTAATGTTATCACTACATCGTCAGAAGGTTTAACTTTAGTTGCCCCTTTAAAGAGACCTCCCAGTCCGATTGATTTTAAGGCCACCAACAAACCACTTGTGCCTACTAAAGTATTAAAGTCTCTTCGACTCTGACCAAAATCCGTGATAGTGTCGTCTATCGTCTGTTCTAATGTTTTTCCCTTTTTTACTTTACCCATTGCTTTGCTAGCTTGACTGATTAAATTTTGTCCTATCTTGAACGCTCCTCCTACGGGGACGGCTATTTCCGTTCCAAGTCCTAGGACATTTCCAATCGTTCTTTGCTGAGGAGATACTTTTGCCCCTTCAGCTTCAGCCAAGGATGATATTCCAAGGTTCTTGGACCATGAACCCGGAGTAAT